GGCAACTAACTTACCCACCTCTAAAGCAGTTCCCATAGCAATAATTGCTACAGTTGCACCTGCAAATAAAGTTGCTAATCCTACAATACTATACCCAGCAGCAATCGCTGATGTAGTTATAGCGGTTAAAAATACTAATAAGATAAACAACATTAACTATTCTCTGGTTTATTTTCTGGCAAAATTGTATTCTCTTTTAATAGACTTGAATTCTCATCTACTTTTGATAATATTTTTTCAATCTTTACCATCATATTAATAACTCTTTTATCATAATCATCTGTAGTTGAAAACTTATCTAACGTAGCGATTAACTGTACTGAATCTAACAGTTCACCTTTTTCTAATAATTGTGTTCTTAATTCTCTAAACTCTTTATATGCTGGGTGTTCATTTAATATTCGCATATATTCTTGTACACTATTACATTTCGTTTTAAATACTCTTACACGCCAAGGTGTGTCTTCACTCATTCCTATAGGTAATAATCCCTTGTTTTTATCCCAAGTCTTAATACCAAATAAGTTATTTGCTTCTATACCAAATCTACTTGTACCCCAACCACTCTCTAATGCCGCCTGTGCTGTCACCATTTGAATTGGTACTCTTTTATCTGGTGGTGTTTTCCAATTTAAATAATCAACACACTTGTTTACTTCTATTATAAATTCTTTTTTATTTGTATATTCAAAACTAGGTTCGTGTAGTCCTAATTTTTCTGCCCAAAGGGCGTGTTCTACTCTAGTTTCTTCTGTTGCTTTCTTAACTGCAATAGGATTAGGCATAAATGTACCTAAACCATATGTTACAGCAGATACTATAACTAGTACTGTTAAAAGTTTAGCGTACAAATATAATCTTTTAATTCTATCTCTTGTTGATTGTTTCATTAAAACCTCGCTACTTGGTATTCGTACCCACCAATTGGTTGTTCTAATCTCTTCTGAACGAAGACTAATTTATTCTGAAATTGTGCCATACGTTTAAATATCTTTTCTGCTTGTATTTCAGTAAAGTTATCGTAAATGTCAGTTGCCCAATTTCCAGAATAATAAATCATTGAAAATTCACCTTCTTCATTATTATCTAAAAATCTTTGAAGTTCATCTGGAACTTTCAATATAATTCTTTTTAAATAAGCGTCTAATTCTTTTGTTTTTCTACTCACCTTATCTCCTCACTTTATTCATAATCTTATTTATTATATATCTAACCCGATAGCATTTAATTTAGGTCTAAAACTGTAAAAGATATCGTTATGATTTCCTGTATCCCCTAAATTTGCCATCTGATACAAATGTATCATTTCGTGTCCTAATGTATCAACAAATTCTTTTTTAGTTGCATAGGTTTCACCCATTTCTAAATTAAAAGCCTTTGTTCCTTTTCTTTCCCACTCTAATATAAGGACTTGACCAATACATTTTTTTCTATTCATATCCATTATATTAACATCATTAAAGGGAGATAATTTCCCATTAAAAACATACTCATTGATTAATTTGAAATACCTTTTAATATCTTTATATGTAGTCTTGTATTTTCTCACAGATAAAAGTTCTTTCTTTAATCTCTTTTTGACTTTTTGTTTTCTTTGACTTGGCATTGCTTATTTTTTCTATCTCCGTATTCTAAAAAGCCATATACTATTAAAGACCCTAGAATTACAATAAATAATTCCTTTGGTATAAAACTATAAATTATCTGCAATGTTTCGTATATCGCTTCAGTTACACTCATAATTACTATTCTTCAAAAGAGCACATTTAAACTCTTCATCATTTTTTTGTCTGATTTCACTAGCAAGACTATCTAGTATATTAGGAAGGTGTTCTTGTAATACACCACTAAACTCCGTAATCATATTATATACTATTAACTCTAACTGCGATTCTAATAAAGCAGTTGTGTCAACATCATTACTTTGTAATACTTGTGTAATTACGTGTGCTACTACTGCCTCGTTATATTCATCTGCATTTGCTTTAATCGGGTTGATTAATGCACATACATAAAAGTATGTTGCAAAAAATATAATCAATATTCCCTTCACTTTTTTCATTATATATATCTCTCTTCCATTATTTATTCTTTATAGGTCTATTATAGACTAAAAAGATTGTAGAGTCAAGTAGTATTTTCATTAAAGAAGTAAGTAAAATCAATGATTTAGATAATACTTACCCTAAAATGTTCTATTTTTGTTCTAATTTTTGATATAATTCGTTCCATCCAAATGCTTCTCGTACTACCGAATCACTTAAACCCTTATACACTCTATGTAACTCTTTATTTTTTACGCTAAGTAAAAGACCTGCTTCATCACTATGCAATCCTTCTAACATTTGAATAAACAAAGTTTCTTTTTGAGTTCTTGTTGTTTTATTATCTGCACCTTTGACAAAATGCCACAATCGTTTTGCTTCAGTTTTCAACATTGTGTGTTCAGTACCCTTTGGTGAAGGATTTGCCATATAAGGCGGTGTTCCTTCTGGTAATTCCCACTCAACACTAGGATCAAATGATCCTTTTAATATCATCCTTAAAGATGGATGGTCATATTGTTTTAAGACCTCTACCTTTTTAGCTTTATCTTTTGCGTTATTTACCTTCGTTAGTACTTCTGAAAATAATAAGTCAGTTGACCCTGCTGTTCTAGCCATTGCTTCCATAGAAGTCCTGCTCATTAATGATGGATGTTGTTTTAATTCGTCTGCCATTATATTCTCCAATTTCTAATATTATTCATATATCTATTTATACACTTAAAATACAGGCGACCTGTTAGGGTCACCTGTATCAATCGTATTGGTTACGATTCTGTTACACTTTAGTAAGCGTATTCTGTTCCGTATAGTTTAGTTATACCAGCAGCAATTATTGCTCTTGTTGGTTCGCCTATTCTGTACGAAGTACCTTTAGACCCTTTGTTAATATATACCATATTACCTTTGGATCTTAATTTGTCCACCATTGCTCTAGGTGAACGAAGGTCAAATCTGTTTCTCAAAGTTTTCCAAGTTACAGGTTCGCCTTTCTCTAAAAGGTTTAAAACCTTTTTTGTTTTTGATAAGGCTTTTCTGCCTCTAGTGTGTAGTACTCTTTTACGAGTTCCCACAACTTTAAGTTCGTCTTTACCGAACCATTTAAAATTAAACATTGTTTAATTCTCCTTTATTATTGCTATTTAAAGTCCGCTGGGACTATTCCTTAACTGGAATTCATTTGGGCTTGTCAGGTGGTTTATCACCATTTAAATCCATATCGGATTCAAACATATCTGACCCATCCCTTAAATCGTTTAACTCTTCTTTAAATTCTTTATTAAAAACATTTGTTGGTTTTTGTTTTTTCATTTGGTCTTTTAAAAAATCTGAATAATCTATCCTTGCTGATGAAGCTTTACCGCCTCTATTAAATCTTACTGATACCATTTTATTTGAAAGTAATTGAGCAGCGTGTGTTATATTAAAATCTCTATAAATTAAACCTCTTATACAATCAATTACCAATGCAAGGTCTTTTGTAAATGATTCTTTAGTTGTTGTTAAACCCATATCTACAAATTTCTTTAATAAATTAAACCCAATTTCATCTACATTACCTTCTACAAATTCTCTAGTTTGTTGTTCTTTTAATCTTAATAAAAAAGGTGAATCTTGAGGTTCAGTTATTTTCTTTTTGATTTTTCCTTTTGGAAATAAAATTATTTTAGCACTCTTCTTTTTATCTTTATCCTCAATCACGTATTATATCACCTTTGAAATTCACTAATTTTTTATTATTAAAATATTCTATTAACTGATTATAGCCACCAACTAACTCATCATCTATTTTAATTTGTGGCATTGCTCGTACTTTTTTCCCTATATCTGTTATCATTGCTTCAACAGATTCAAATTCTTCTAATTTCTTTTCTGTAAATTTTAGACCAAGTCCCTTTAGAAGGGACTTTGCCTTCACACAGTACACACAATTTTCTTTTGTATATACTGTGATATTTTTAGTTAGTATTTGCTGACTCATCATTGTTATCCTCTTTTTTCATAAGATTTTCAAATGATTTGTTAGCGTGATACTTCAAGTTATAAGCGTCTGTAGCTTGTTCTATTGTATAGTTGAACATTTTGTTGTATTCACCTAATGGCAATCTCAAACCAATCCAAGCTCTATAGTAACCGTTTTTTGTTAACGTTACCTCTTGAGCAAAGATTTCATATCCTCTAACTGGTGTATCTTTAATAATATTGACCAATACAGATTCCACTTCACTAACAACTGTCTTACTGTTTAATTTTCCAATTTCAGTAATAAATTGTTTTGACTCTTTATTCATCTCCCCTTTGATTATATCAGCAATTTCTGCTTTCGCAATCATTTTTGCTTTCTCAATAGCGAGATTCAAACTTGGACTAACAGATGTTCCAACTCCAAAGATACACTCCTTTTCTTTCTCTTTACCAAATCTTGCAATATCGCAAGCTTTAGTTTCAGAAAAATCGGCCATATACCATTTTGGAACTGTATTAACTACTTTTCCAGTTTCACTTTTGATTTTATAATTACCTGCACAATTAGTCATCAATAGACCAAGTACTGCAACTGATAAAATTTTAATGTATTTGTTCATTAGTTTTTCACACTCCTTTGTACATTATATAATAGTTCTTGTATTAAGTCAATGCTAGATTGAGCATAGCCCAAAAAGTCTTCAGCACTTACTCCATATACAATCACTAATAGAAGCATTATTATGATAATAGTTTTTATCATTTTACCTTCCATTCTCCGTACTCATTTAAGCACACTTTTCCGTACGATTTAAAAGCGTGTTTCTTACGACTATAATATCTGCAATACTCTGGTGTTGCGACATCACGGTAATAAAACTGGGCAAAAAGTTCCCAATAAGAAGGTGTGTCAGCGACCCCACTTCTTCCATCGGAACAATATAATTTCTCTTCTTTTGAAATGTTTCCATTTGATTCTTGTTTAATAATAACTTTTACATAACAAAATTGATTAGCGTCATTATTTACTGGTTTAACATTATCGTATAATACTTTTTGAGAACCATCTACAACTTTTGTACTACGTTGTATAGTTCCATCTGGATTATGCCACTCTATTTCCATTACTTCAGCAGTTTTTTTAAATTCTTTTTTATTTAAATCACAATCAACACACGCTTGAGCGCCACTTACTGCATATACACACATTAATAACACTATAAGTATTGTTGTAATTACAATTTTATCTAAATTCTGCATTAATTAACTCCTACTGGTTTTTCTATCCATTGTCCATCTGGTAATTGACAAGCAGTTCCAAATACTACTTTTCTATTCACTCCACCAATACCTACCAATGGCCATTGATTTGTTATATCTACTGTATGGTCATAATCTTTACATTTAATAGGTCCAACTGTATAAGATTTTGTTATATGAATTATGCCACCATTTCCTGATATTTCATTATACCAGTTCGTATATGAAGACCCATATCCACTTGTATTCAAATGGTCTACAAATACGGCATTATGTACATCTTGATCCCCTTTATATAAAATTTCTGCACCTGCAAAGGCAGCGCCTACAGCACACGTAGCAATCAAATACGGATTGTCTGATATGTACTGTAAACATATTGTTGTTCCTGTTGTTGCACCCAAGACAGCACCTGTATGTGACCTATTCGCACAATTAGTTAAAAATAAACTAATCGCTAATAGACATATTAGTTTTGCG